TGCGATTTGAATTTTTTAAGTGGGACGGGGGCAACCGCCCCACTTTTTTTAATTAAGCTGTCAATTCGGCTCTTAGGTCATTCGATTTTATTTCCATGCGAGCGAGCAACAGACACAGCACATTATCGATAAGTTCGGCGTTCGTTACGCAGAATGCGGGGTCGTCCCGATAATTGCTCGGTGTCATGAGACAAAGGCGATAAGCCGTTTTATCATTCTCGAAGTCGGCTATTTCCGTATTTTGTTCCGAAACGTCCTCGATAAGATTTCTCACCCGTTCGATTTGTACAAGAAACTTCTCGTAACGTTGTGTAAGTTCTTGCTTTTTCTTGTAGTAGGCGATACGGCTCTCGATGTCTTTCGGCTCGGCGGACAAACGTTTTTCGAGTTCGGCGATTTTGGCAGTCAACGCCTTTACCTGTTCGGCTTCGGGTGTTGGGGTCGTTTCCTTTTTCGTTTCGACCTTAACGGGAACGATAACCGATTCTTTCGCCGTTTCAGTTTTCGCGGGAGCGGATTTAACGGCCGAAACATTGTTCTTTACTTCTTTTTTTGTTTCCATAATGAAAAAATTTTGAATGTTATTTTTAACCGAGAACTTCACCCTCTCGGCTTGGGTTTCAGATATATCGGACGGCAGAGTGAGCAACCTTTTTTTCAAACCGTTTCGGTTACTCTGTAAATAACCTCTGATGTCATTTACTCTCAGCCATTTCAAAGATCGAAGGGACACATCGTCCAGCATCGTTTCGCAAACCTTTTATGACGCAAGACGACAGCGGATTTTTATCGTAGACAATCGCGTAGCACCTATCTCCCCGGCACAAGGGTTCCCGTTCGTTTTTTTTGAAAAATTTCGGTAAGGAGCGAAAATTTTCACCGGTCGTCCGGCAAGAAAAAAACATCGAGGTTCATTGTCCGGGGTAAAAGTCCGATGTACCTTAGCGGCAGAAATGGAGAAGAAACGAGCGGCGCGATGCCCTCGGGAAATGGCCGACGGGTAAAACATTCCCGGTGTATATACAGAGTAACGGAAAATAAAAAAGCTCCTCCCGGAGCTTGAAACATATAAAAACCTATTTCCTGAAAAGCGGGTCGGCGATAGCCGGTGGAAGAGGCGCTTTTCCTTTAACAATGGCACGCAAGCGTTTGGTCATGACGAGGTATTTGAACGAGTCCGAAGGATTCGTCGACCGTCTCGGCAGTTGGTCGATAGGCAGTTTCTCGCTGCGTTTATCCTTATATACGATACCGCTTTTCACGATTGTACGGGCATTTTCGAGCGACAATTTTAAGATTTTGGCGGCGTAAGCATCGATGAGTACTCCCGGCAATGCGGGATTTTTTCCGCCGAGGAATACCTGCATAAAAGCATACTCCTCCGGCTGGCCGATGTTCCCTTGATTCATCGACATCATTGTAACGACCCAGCCGGTACGCATACCCCGTTCATCAAACTCGATCGCTTTCTTCAACTGTCCCGCTTGGTCGAGTCCCACTTTCTTATAAGAATTGCCGGCGCGGTCGTAATAGAGTTGTACGACCTTGCATTCCATCGGAGCAAAATAGTCCCGGAATTTCTGTCCCAGTTCCGCAATATATTCCGGTGCCAGCGTGTACATGAACTTGACAATGCGTATGAAATCCTCACCGCCGACAGTATCTTCCTGTGCGATCGAGAGGCTGCACATATTACCGAAGTCCACGCCGAGCATCAGCGGTCTCTTCCTATTCAAAT